GGGATGGTGTGTGCATCGTGTGCGTTCTATGAAGGCCCACGCGGTTGTGAAGTTGTAGCAGGGGACATTGATCCAAACGGGCTTTGCAAGTTCTGGATTATCCCTGAACAACTACTGAACATTGAGCCTGCTCCAGAAGAGCCTGCAGGTGTTCTCATGGAGGAAGAAGAAATGACCACCCCACCAGTACGCTACTCGATGCTGGAAACGGAACACCGTCGAATCAATGGACGTGATGTTGAGTTCCGCACCATGGAAGTTGGAGGATTAGAACTCCGTGCAGCAGATACTGCAGGAGGCTCACCAGTCTTCTCAGGCTACGCGGCTGTGTTCAACTCCCCATCTGAACCACTCCCGTTCACAGAGACCATTGCGCCTGGTGCATTCCGTCGCACACTCAAGAGTGAACGTGAAATCCGGATGTTCGTAAACCATGACTCTGGTCAACCACTCGCAACCACCCGCAACGGTTCACTCCGATTGAGTGAAGACGCGCGCGGTTTGCGTGCAGAAGCAGACCTTCCAGACACCACCGCTGGACGTGACCTTGCAACCCTCATTGAATCAGGGGTTGTTCACTCCATGTCATTTGGGTTCTCCATTCCCCGTGGTGGTGACTCATTCTCTGACAACGGTCAGACGCGTGAGTTGCGGGAAGTCATTCTGCATGAGGTGTCCGTTGTGACTGGATTCCCTGCATACCCTGCAACATCTGGTGCAACCGTTCGCACTACTGAAGAAATCGCCGTTGAAGAAGCAGCAGACCGTGGGCTACCGGTCGCACTTGCACAACGCATCTTCGATCTCAACAGCAAACGCTGATTGAGGTTGAACAATCGCAGACCGGAGTCAACGCCCGGTCACATCCCGATGTGACCACCATTGACCACCACTTGCGTTCATCACAAACCAACAGTCCATTGGAGGACAGAACATGAGTGAAGAACTCATCTCACGTCTTACCGAACAGCGCGCGCGCGCATGGGAACAGGCCAAGGCCCTTCTTGATGACGCAACCGTTGAAGGTCGAGACCTTTCCGGCGAAGAGTCGGAACAATTCAACCGCATGAATGCGGACATTGACGCACTTGATGCACGTCGCAACTTCCTCATCGAGGGTGAAAAGCGTGAACGTGCCATTGATGAGTCACGTTCCGCTCTGGGACTTCCCGCCGACTTTGCAGCCCGTGAGGTTGCACCCGGTGTGAAGACTGATTCAGACATCATCCGTGAAATTGCTATGGGTGAGCGTCGCAACCATTCATTTGAACAGCGCGATGTGTTGAAGTCCAGCACCGGTTCACCGGTTCCGACTTCTTTCTATGACCGCCTGGTTGAACAACTGGTGATTCAGGGTCCAATGCTTGACGGCAATGTGGTGACGATGCTCACCACCACGTCAGGTGAGAACCTTCAGATCCCACGCACCGCAACGTACACAGCCCCTGCTGTTACTGCTGAAGGCACAGCCATTGCTGAGTCTGACCCAACGTTTGCAGCGTTCATCACGCTTGGAGCGTTTAAGTACGCGGCTAGTTTTCAGCTCTCGCGAGAGGTTGTGGAAGATAGCGGTATTGATCTTCTTTCGTTCGTGGCCTCGCAGGCTGCTGTGGGCATGGGTACCGCGGTGAACTACGGTCTCACCTTGGGAACCGGTACTGTTCAGCCCACCGGTATTGTTACCGGCGCGGGTTCTGCTGTTACCGGTGGAACTGGTGTTGCTGGTGTTCCGACGTATGAGAATCTGGTTGACCTTGTGTATTCGGTCAAGTCTCCCTATCGTCGCCGTGGAGCAGCATTCCAGATGAACGCTGCAACCACCGCTGCTGTCCGCAAGATCAAGGACGGAAACGGAACCTACATCTGGCAACCGTCTTTCCAAGATGGTCAGCCGGATCAGTTGCTTGGTCACGGTGTGCTGGAAAACCCAGACATTGCGTCCGCTGCAACCGGTGCCATTTCGGTGCTTTTCGGTGACTTCGCTTCAGGCTATTTTGTGCGTCAGGTGAGGGGCATCGATGTTAGTCGAGACGATTCAGTTGGCTTCCTGAATGACCTGATCACTTTCCGTGTCACATGGCGCGGAGATGGCAACGTCGTTGACGCTAACGCTGTGAAGTATTTCAAGGGTGGCGCGTCCTGATCGGACGCATCATCTGATTTCGTGGGAGATGGAAGCAACGCAGGTTGGCCCGTACCTGTTCGCTTCCATCTCCCACACCACGGGCAACATTCACGGGCCAAGGAGAAAACAACATGGGCAAGAAACGGAACAACAATGCTGGTTCTCATTCAAGGAGCGGAAGTGGAACTTCCCGACTGGTTAGCGGAACCGCTGCTGCACGCAAGACAAGTTCAACCGGTTATCTCATCCACTCCAACGCACCGTGGACCGGGACCGGATACGGAGTCCAAACCGCCGCGCTCGCGCAAGCAATCAAGCGCGAAAAAGAAACCGTCACGCTCTCAGTCAACTATGGACTCCAAGGTGGAATCTCCAGTTGGGAAGGAATCGAAGTCCTTCCCTGTGGCTTCACCCCGTACTCAGTAGACATTCTCGCAGCTCATACCAAGTATGCAGAGGAAACCACGAAGAAGCGCACTGCGCTGATCACTCTCTTCGACTGCTGGGTTTACAAATCTTCTAAGATTGATGATGTTCCCGTTATTGCATCATGGGTTCCCATCGATCACACTCCTGCACCACCGGATGTTCTCGACTGGTGCCAACGTGACAATGTTCTACCTGTCGCCATGTCACGCTTTGGGGAACAGATGCTGCACAATGCAGACATTGACTCAATGTATGCACCACATGGTGTTGACACTTCCGTGTTCAAACCGGATGCAACAATTGATGGTGCGCCTGGACGCTCAGTCCTGAACATTCCTGAAGACGCTTTCCTTGTCGGAATCGTTGCAGCGAACAAGGGTGCTGCCCCACTCCGCAAGGCATGGGGTGAAAACCTTCTGGCAATGGGACAGTTCATGCAGCAGCGTGATGACGTGTTCCTTTACATTCACTCTGAGAAGCGGGGCGCACAGGGTGGAATTGACCTTGTGAAACTGGCTCATGCCTGTGGGATTCCTGAAGACCGTCTGGTGTGGGTTGACCAGTGGGCCTACTATGCAGGGTTACCATCAAGTGTTCTTGCAGGAATAATTGCATCATTCGATGTTCACCTCATGTGTTCCCGTGGTGAAGGGTTCGGAGTTCCAGTCCTTGAGGCTGCAGCGTGTGGTGTCCCATCAATTGTGTCTGCGTTCACCGCTCAACCAGAGTTGGTTGCAGATCATGGTTGGGTGACTGCTGTTCAGCCTGATTGGGACGCTCTGCAATCCGCATGGTTTGCAACACCGCTCATTCATTGCATTGTTGAGAACCTTCAGGATGCCTATCTGACCTCAGTCAATCCTGAGCGACGCGCTGCAGCCCGGTCTCATGCAGAGTTCTACGAACACTCCGTGGTCTTTGACCGGTATTGGAAACCAATTCTCACAGAGATTGACAAGAGAATGGGTGAAGCATGATCCCATGGAATCTTCTTGGACACAGACTCACAGCCTTTGAACGCATCACCGCAATGCTTCCAGAGAACTGTGTGATCCTTGAGACCGGAACAATCCGTGAACCGGGAAACTGGTTGGGAGACGGTCAGTCAACTGTTGTCTGGGATCATTACGCAGGACTGAAGTCTGGTCATGTCACAACCATTGACCTTGACCCCGGATGCGCTGAACTTGTGGAACGCATGAATCTGCAGAACACAACAGCCATCACCGGAGACTCTCTGCAGGTTCTGCAAAATCTCGAGATTTCCAACGTGGACTTCCTGTATCTGGACTCTTTCGATGTTGACTTTGCGAACCCGCAACCAGCGTCTGAACATCATCTGTCTGAACTCAAGTTGTGTTGGCATCTGCTCTCCTCCGGCTCAATCGTCGCTGTTGACGACAATCGAAACGGTGATGGCAAGGGGACTGCAGTTGCAGCTCACATGGCTGAACACAACATTCCTGAAATCGTTAGCGGATATGTCCGCGTGTGGAGACTCCCGTGACCATCACAAATGGCTATTGCACCCTTGCAGAACTGAAAGAGATCCTCCGCATTCTTGACACGGTGGATGATGAACTGCTGGAAGCGCGCATCAATGAAGCGTCAAGGGTCATTGATCAGCATTGCAACCGCCGGTTCTATGCAGACGCAACAGCCTCTGCACGATTGTTCACCTCCATTGATGGGAACACCATCTTTGTGGATGACATCTCCTCCACCACCGGCCTTGTGGTCAAGTCTGATTCAGCGGGTGACGGAACATATGCAACCACTATTGCTGCAGCAGACTTTCAAGCGGAACCGTTGAACGCGATTGTGAAGGGAACTCCCATCACATCGATTGCAGCGCGTCTTGCAGGTGCGTTCTCAATGGCTGCTGTTCCCGCTGGTTGTCAAGTGACAGCCAAGTGGGGTTGGCCTGCAGTCCCAGATCCTGTTCATTCAGCGTGTCTGATCCTCGCCGGCCGTCTTGTAAAGCGGGGAGATAGTTTGCTGGGTGTCGCAGGGTTTGGGGAACTTGGAGCCATAACGGTGAGAGCCATTGACCCTGACGTGGAACGGATGTTGCGTCCATACAGAATCCATGTGGTTGCCTGATGGCTGGGAACGCTGCAGACCTTCACGATGCAATAGCACGCGCTTTGGCAACTGTGCCTGGGTTGCGTGTTGCAGATCATCTCCCTGAAGCAGTCACCCCACCAATGGCTGTGATTCAGATCCAGTCCGTCACATATCACCGTGCAATGCAGGGTGGTTTGTCTGAGTGGAAGTACGTCATCTCTGTGATTGCGGGACGCATGGGTGACCGTGCAGCGCAACGCACCCTTGATTCTTGGATGTCTTGGGATGGCGCGCAATCGATCCGTGCAGCCATCGAGTCAGACAGAACATTGGATGGTGAGTGTTCAACGCTGATCATGGAAGACATGATCACCATCCGACCACTTGCAATTGGTGACGCTCAATATCTGACTTGTGATTTCAATCTATCCATTCACGCATGACAAGGAGTGTTCTATGAACACCTTCAAAATCGTTGGCTCACACAATGTGGTGGGTCACGAACCGGGAAGCATCATCACAAGTGATGATCTGACCGGAGTAGATATCCAGCATCTCATTGATGCTGGTCATATCGAACCCACCAGCAAAGGCCGTAAGGCTGAACCCAACAACAATCAGGAGGACTGATGGCTATCGTCATCACCAACGCAAATGTGAGCATCGGCGGTGTGGATCTTTCGAGCCACATCACGAAGGTCACACTTAGCACATCCCGTGCAGAAATTGACACGACCACGTTTGGCAATGTTGCAAAGCGTCGCGTTGCTGGTCTTCAGGACAACAGCGTGTCAATTGACTTCAATCAGGACTTTGCAGCCGCGACTGTGGAAGCAACTCTCTATCCGCTTCTGGGTTCAACAACTCAGATCATTGTCAAGCCCAATGGCACAGCAACCGGAACTGCTAATCCTGCATACACCTTCAACGCTCTTGCAGTTGAGTGGACACCTTTGGACGCGCAGGTAGGCGATTTATCAACGGCGAGTATTTCCTGGCCGATTGATGGCACCATTGCAAAGGCCACCGCTTAGTCATGGCCGCGCTAATGCGTCTCCGGGTGGTCCCTGCTGATGGGGCAACGTATGAAGTGAACGTGACACCAAAAGTGATTGTTGGTGCAGAACGTCAGTTCTCAAAACCAATGTCACAAATCTTCGGTGAGAACGCTTCTTTTGAAGCACTCTGCTGGACAGCATGGAAGGCATCTCAGTCTGCTGGAATGATTGTGAAACCATTCGATGAATGGTTAGACAACATTGATTCCATCGAGGCTGCAGAGGCTGAACGCGTCCCTTTAGAGATTCAATGACAATGCTGGTGGCTCAGGTTTCTGTAGCCACCAGCATTGCACCCAATGAACTTTTGGACGCACCGTCTGATGTGTTCTGGGCAATCGTTGCTGTCCTGAAGGAACAAGCAAGACAGAACGCGAGGAAATGAAATGGCTCTGAGCATCGAGCAAGTGCAAGCGAACAAGGCAGAGTTCGATGCTCAGATTGCCATTCTTGGCTATGACGCGTTTGTAGCTCAGATGAAACGGTTCACTCCTGAACTTCTCAAGGAGATGAACCGTGAAATCAATTATGTGTTGAGACCCATTGCTGACAAGGCCAAGGGTTTTGTCCCTGACCAACCGTTGTCTGGTTGGAACTACGGTGGACACGGGATGAGATATCCCGGAACTTCACCGGAAGCACAGTCCAAGGGTGGAAGTGGTCTCCCATATTGGAATGACTCTCTAGCCCGTTCTGGCATCCGTGTGAAGAAGGGTGGCAGACGTGAGAAGGGTTCCTTCACAAAGGACTCATGGTCAATTCTGAATGACTCATGGGCGGGTGCAGCACTTGAGTTCATTGGTGTTGCAGCACCGGGGAACTCATTCACCAATGCTGTGAAGCGTGTTCATGGCAAACCGGGACGACTGATCTGGAAGGCATGGGATCAGGTGAACGGTGAGAACAAAGTCCGTGCATCAGTAGTCCTGATCATCAATGACTATCAGCGCGCGTTCATGGATGAATACAACCGGAAGTGAGTTCCCGTGGCAGTAACAATCCCAATCACAACAACCTTTGACCGTAAGGGTGTCGAGCAGGCACAAGCAGAGATGGCAAAACTCTCTGGCGCGGTCAATGACACACAGAAAAAGATTTCTAAGCAGGCCAAGATGGTTGGTGCTGCTGTGGGTGCTGCTGCAATTGGAATTGGTATTGCTGGGACAATGGCATTTGTTGACTTTGAACGGTCAATGAATGAGGTCTTCACTCTTGTGCCTGGGACATCTCAGCAGGCCTTGGATGCAATGACCAAAAATGTGAAAAAGTTCTCAACAGAGTTTGGGGTTCTTCCAGAGAAGGTTGTTCCCGCTCTGTATCAGGCTCTGTCTGCTGGGGTTCCTCAGGACAATGTGTTTGCATTCTTGGAGACTGCACAGAAAGCAGCCAAGGGTGGAGTCACCGATCTGACCACCGCTGTCAATGGCATCTCCTCAGTTGTCAACGCATACGGTGCAGACACCATCAATGCAACTCAAGCATCTGATCTGATGTTCACCGCTGTTCGTATGGGCAAGACAACCTTTGAAGAGATGTCCAATGCGCTCTTCAATGTCAACCCGATTGCTGCAGCTCTTGGTGTGAAGTTCGGTGACGTGACCGCTGCAATGTCTGCAATGACCGCGCAGGGTATCCCAACCAATGTTGCAACAACCCAACTCCGTCAGTTGTTCGTGGAACTTTCTAAGGAAGGAACCAAGACCTCTGACGTGTTCGAGAAGATCAGCGGGAAGTCATTCAAAGAGTTTGTTGCTGAAGGTGGCAACACCCAACAGGCTCTGCTGCTCCTTGAGGAGTACGCGAAGAAAACAGGTGTTGGCATCAATGACCTGTTTGGTTCTGTTGAGGCTGGTTCCGCTGCTCTGTCTCTGACGGGTAAGGGAACAGAAACGTTTTCCAAGAACCTTGATGCAATGGGCAAGTCTGCTGGTGCAACTGATGGTGCATTCACTCAGATGGACAAGGGTCTTGGTCCGGTCATTGACAAGTTCAAAGCATTTGCAGCGGTTCTTCTCATCGAGATTGGAACCAAGGTTGCTCCAATCATTGAGAACCTAGTTGACTGGATGGACAAGAACCGTGTTGCTGCATATGCACTTGCAGGTGCTGTTGGTGGTGTGCTTCTTGCTGCTGTTGGCCTTTATATCGTGGCTATGGGTCAGGCTGCAATTGCAACAATTGCAGCAACGTGGCCCTTCCTACTGATTGCTGCTGCTGTCGCTGTTGTGGTTGGTGCATTCATCTTCTTCTACACAAAGTTTGATGAAGTGTTCAACTGGATCAAAGACCATCCAGCTCTTGCAATCATCATTGCAACCATCATGCCCATTCTGGTTCCGATCTTCGCAATCGTTGCAGCAATCAAGTTCCTTCAGGCCAACTGGGAAACCATTTGGAACGAAATTCAGGGTGCAGTCCAACGGGCGTGGAGTTACATTCAACCAATCTGGAATGCAATCAGCACCTTTGTGACTGGAACACTTGTCCCTGCTCTCATCTTCTTGGGAAATAAGGCTGTCGAGATATGGAACGTCATCAAGAACGCAATTGGTTTTGCATGGAATAACGTCATCAAACCTGTCTTTGACTTCCTTGTGTTCTATGTGTCTGAAGTCCTGATTCCTATCTTTGAAATCTGGTGGGGAGTTGTCTCCAAAATTCTCACATACATTGGTGAGAAGATTCAGCGCGTATGGACTGACATCATTCAGCCCGTGTGGAACCTCATATCTGGTTACATCACCAACTACCTGATCCCATATTTTCAACTCCTGTGGAACATCGTCCAGACTGTGTTCAGCGCAATTGGAATGGCGATCAGTTGGGCGTGGAATACAATCATCAGTCCCGCATTTGAAAAGATCAAATCAGGGATTGCTGCTGTGTGGGGCTTCTTCCAGACCGCTAAGGACATCATCTCAACGGTGTTCTCCAACATTGCAGACGCAATCTCCGGACCGTTCAAATCAGCATTTCAATTTATCGCACGTTCATGGAATAACACCGTTGGCAAACTGAGGTGGGATGTGCCTTCGTGGGTTCCGGTGTTCGGAGGCGACACAATCGCGGCACCTACAATCCCTGAGTTCGCTTCTGGTGGCATCTTCAACACAATGGGTGGTGGTGCAGGACTCGCAGTTCTGCATGACAATGAAATGATTCTGAACCCGCAGCAGCAGAAGGCATTGTTCAGTGGCGGTGGTCTCGGTGACGTGAATGTTTATGTGAACCAAACTGATGCCTCACCTTACGAAATCGGGAAAGAACTGGTGTGGGCTATGAGGGTTTCACGATGAGTGACTGGCAGATCACATTCAATGGTTTGACAATTGGAGATGCCACATACGGCATCGAACAATTGACTGGTTTCCACGACAGCCCCGAAGTACGCACCTCAGATCAAATACGTGCGCGCTCACATGGGCAATGGTCGTCACCTGATTTCTTGGGTGGACGCACCGTGCAAGCATCCATCACTATCAATTCACAACATCCGTCATCGGCTGCATGGCAGGCATTGTCACAAGCATTGGTTACAGGGCAACAATCAGAATCTGTTTTGAGTGCAACCATTCCTGGTGTTGCCTATGGGAACACTGTTCAGGTCAATGCCCGTGTTCGCAAATTGTCTCTGCCCATTGACATGAACTACACGTTTGGTGTTGGTCGTGCAGAGGTTGAATGGCATTGCACTGACCCTCGCATTTACAGTTCAACGCTGACAACGCTGACGACTACACAGGCAACGTCTAGCGGTGGTTTGTTACTTCCGGCACTTGCTCCTCTCGCTTTCATTGGTACTGCAACTGGCGGTCAAGTTGTCGCCACAAACTCCGGTGAGTTTGATGCACCGTGGACAGCGGTTATCAGTGGGCCAGTCACAAATCCGCGCATCGAAAACGTCACAACCGGTGAAACAATTTCATTCACAGGTGAACTAGGGGAGGGTGATACACTCACCATCTCATCCCTTGACCGCACCGTTCTGCTTAACAACACCACGTCCCGCTATTCATGGCTGACCGCTGGCTCATCATGGTTTGACCTTCCCGCCGGTGACACCACAGTTCGTTTCGCTGGTGCATCGGGTTCAGGTTCCATCAATTTATCTTTCCGCTCTGTTTGGATTTAGGAGAAATCAATGACTGTTCGCACCGTCCCAATCTTTATTGACGGCAACACACATCCCGGTGAGGAAACACGCCAGTCACTTGGCGCGCTTCTCGGCACCTCAACCGGTTCTTTCGCTGGCGGTGTCGGTGCATCTGATCGTGCGCATGGTGTCGTCAATGCTTCTGACTTTCGAGTTGTTCAGCGTGCCGCTGGTGCGAACATGAGCGTGGATGTTGCTGCCGGGTATGCATGGATTCGTGGCACTGAGTCTGCACATCAGGGTGCGTATCACGTCTACAACGATGGCACGGTGAATCTTTCGGTTGCCGCGTCGGATGCCACAAACCCTCGCATCGATCTTGTCATCGCGAAGGTTCAGGATGCGTTCTACTCCGGTGCGACTCGCACCGCATCGGTGACGATCGTTACCGGTACTCCTGCCGCGTCGCCCACTGATCCGACATTACCGGCCAATGCGTTGGTTCTTGCGCGTGTCCGTGTTCCTGCCACTTCGACTTCTGTTGTCACCGCAAACATCACAGATGTTCGGACGCGTGCCGCGTCGGGTTCTGAGTCTTACACTCGCACCGGTTTCAAGAACGCAATCATGAACGGCGATTTTCGTATCAACCAACGCGGGGTCACTACTTCAACCACATCAACCACTTACGTTTTTGATCGTTGGCAGCAAATAAATATCGGCGGTACGGTCACAGTCTCAACGCAAACTTTTACGGTTGGCACGTCGCTTGGTGATTTTCAGCCGGAAAAGTATGTGCGTATTGTTACTTCCGGTCAGTCCGCTGCGGGTGACGTTGCGCTTTTGCGTCAGACCATCGAGGATGTGCGCACGTTCGCTGGTGGTACGGTCACGGTTTCGTTTTGGGCAAAAGCGGCTACATCGACGCTTGCCTCACCGGCAAAAATTGCGGTTGATTTGGCGCAACAATTCGGGTCGGGTGGTTCGCCTTCTTCGGAAGTTGTGACCTATGCCGGTCAGGCGACGCTTTCTACGTCTTGGCAGCGGTATGCGGTGACGGTCGCGGTTCCTTCAATTAGTGGCAAGACGATTGGAACAACTGCGAATACGTCGGGTGTGCAGTTGAATCTTTGGGTATCGGGCGGTTCTACATACAATGCCCGTACGGGCACTCTTGGCATTCAATCAAACACGTTTGACGTGTGGGGTGTGCAAGTTGAGCGTGGCGGGTATGCAACATCGTTCGAGGAACGACCGTTGCAGCAGGAACTCGCAATGTGCCAGCGGTACTATTTGCGGTATTTGTCCACAGTTGAATCGTATGCTGGTTGTGGCTCAGCCGGTGTAGTTGCCACTGCAACGCAAATTTACCGCAGTCATGTTGTGCTTCCTGTTCGCATGAGGCGACGCATCACCGCAAGTGACGTAGCAATTGTATCGGGCGTAGCGTGGGATGGCACAAACCTTGCGGCGGTTACGTCGTTTGCGACGTATCACGATGAAACAGGCCAGTTTCTTCAGATGGAAACAACTTCATCTGGTGGCGGTCTAATCGTAGGACGGCCCGGTCACTTACTAATTCAAAACGGCGGAAGTTTCGCCATTAGTGTGGAGTTCTAAAGTGTGGACATGGTGTAACGAAGAAAAAACCGTAGCCGTAATGTTTTCTGAAAACGGATCAACGATCGTGTGCGGTATCAACATAGAACCGGTCGCGTCTTGGCTTTCCGCAGGCAATGAACCGGCTGATTACGTCCCCGCAGACGACATTTTGTCG